CGAGTACAATCTGGTACGATATGAGTGCCAATGGGCTTCATTTCAACGAGTGTAATTTCATTCCATCACCGAATGCTCTAGGATCTGGTGTTAGGGCTTATACGAATAGTACAGATATTTTAAATACGGATTACCATTCAATATTTTTCGCAATAGAATTTAATTCAACCGACCAATACCCAAATGGTTATACTGGTAGTTGGGAAAAAATATTCGGTTTTAATGCTGGTGGGTCCGATAGATCTCCAGGTATTTGGAGATGGCCATCTGAAAGAAAAATTCACTGGAGGTATGATCCGAGTAATAGCGGGTGTGACTTCGGCAAAAACTCTGACTACGCTGAATTCGATTTAAATAAAGTTTATTTTGTTGGTGTAACGAAAAATGGTGGTACTGCGACATGTTATGTTAATGGTGTACAGGTTAACCAAACGAATGTGTCTAACCCGAAAGCAGCTGGCTCTTCAGCCATAAACCTATTCGAATATTACACAGCTAATTTAGTGAAAATAAGTTCGATGTACATATATGGTTCGGTTTTAACTGAGGAACAAGTTAAGCAATTGTATTATAGATCCCAATTAGTAACAACAAACTTAAGATCGGCTTTTGATAGTTCGAATATTGTATCACACAAATTTAATTTAACCACTAACACTTGGGCCGACTTGGTTAACAATAATAATATACAATCTGGTTTTGGTAACGGTAACCCATCATGGGCTAACAACTTTACCGATATCACCATATGTGCTTTAATTGAAAAAACATCAGCGTCCAATAATAATTATGCGTGCCACCCGATACAAAAATGGAATTCAGGTTACAATGTGAATGCTTCGTTCGTATTGTATTTCTTTGATAATTATTATGGTAATAATGCCGATGGTTTACTTGGTTGGTATGGTTACACCACTAATAATGGTTGGACCGATATAACGTCAGGGAATTACTCGTACAGAATGGGTGTTGGTGAAATAGCACATATTGTATTACAACGTAATTCATCTGGTGGGCAGCTATGGGTTAATGGTGTAAAAATCGGAACCAGGGGTGGTGGTACAGGTACGTTGGGGCCAAATACAGCTGGTTACAGTGATATAGGTGTCTACGGTCCTCAAGCAAATGCTTGGGCTAAGGTTCATCAGACACTATTTTATGATAGGGAATTAACTGACGCTGAAATCGCACAAAACTTTAAAGCGGTACAGCATAGAATAAAAAAATAAAAGATAAAAAATATGTACACAATACACGAACAAGATGTAACAACCTTAAATCAAGGTATAACGGGATCTAGTTTTCCCCCATTTATTGTTAAAGATGCTAACGGTAACCACGTTTTTTTTGGTGTGACTAGACAACAATGTGAACAATGGATTGCGAATAATTCATAATATCAAACTATATATAATAAAACATTTTTACGATGAAGAAAATTTATAAAATGACGGAAGATCAAGTTGCTAACTTGATTACTAATAGAAAGAATTCTGTTAGTGAAACTTCTAGTCCCAAAGAAACAAAAAAGAAATATAAAATCACTGAGGAGCAGCTTAAAAGAATTTTTTCTGAGTTGGGGAAAAAAGTTGTTGGGGAAATGGATAATTATAACTACCCAATGGGTTCGGATACATCAGACGCACCATGGAATCAGGATGATGGTAACGTTAGACAAGGTGAATCGGTTAGTGGTAATTTTGTTGGTTTTGAGACAGCTGATAGTGAGTACTTACTAAAAGATAAACAAAGTAACCAATTGTATTACACATTAAATGATGTATGGTATGACATACATGGTGAGTTAGAGGATTACTTAGATATCCCACAAGAGGAGGCTGAAGATGAGGATGGTAGGTATTCAACTAACATCGATGATTGGAGATATGTTATAGAAGATACTGAGCTTTTAGATGCCTTATCTAGTTATATGAACTACCAATCTAAAAAAGGTGGTCTAAAGATAGCTAATGACGTGGACACTTGGGAAGATGCTGAACAAGAATTTCTTATTGTTAAACCAGAAACCCTAGAAGCTATCGGTTCAAAAACTTTAAGAGAAAAAGCTAAACAATTCTTAGGATTAAACTAAACAATTAAATAATTCTTTTTGATCTCGGGGTACCTCAATATATAAATGAGTGTACCCCATTTTTTTTGCCGCAGCGATTCTATGTCTACCATCTATTACACCCATTAAAGAATTTTCTGTTGATAAGAGTGGCGGCTCAACTGAGTCCGAAGTTTTAAGAAAAGAAATGCAATTTTGTATACGGGACAACGATGCCGCATTTTTTGTTTCAGGTGAAATAAAAAACTCTGGGCAATCGCTTTTCAATTTACTCAAAAGCTTATTCAAATCAACTGAGATTAATTGGTTGACTTCTGGGTCACTAAGTTTATATTTCATAAGGCAAATGTATATAAAAAATAATTAATAACAAAATCTTTTGTATTTCAGTTTGTATTTATATAAAAGCTTTAAGATGATAATTAAAAAAGAAGATATTTTAAATTCGTTTGTACAACAAGAGGGTCTTTGGCGTAACGCAAAAGAAAATATTGTCAATAAAAACTCCGTTGTTTTAGAAGTTGTTACAGATCTTTTTGAGATAAAAGAGGAATCAGAAAACCCATCGTTCTATATTTCAAAGAAAAAGGATACTTTTGGTAAACCAATGATGGAAAATGATGGTGAATGTTACCATGTTACCGTTAACCCCGAGTATAAAGATTTATCTTTTGTTTTTGAGGTGATAAACGATATGTACGAGAATAAGGAGTTTGGTTCTTTAGTTTCAGAATCAGAGTTTGTTTGTGAGGAATGTTTTGAGTTAATGATCGAAAAAAGATTATTCACTGACTTTGATAAGTGGGTTTTAAAAGATGTTATTTCTGAAGATGTTAAATACCATATACAAAACAATATTCCGTTGTTAGAAAACATCTATAGGCCTGGTAGTGATAAGCACATAAACCTAATTAAGGAAACTAGATTACTTTGGGAGAGAAAAATGATAACCCTCTCAAAATTAGACACAAAATTATTTGAGGCGACCGATCTTGGTTTATTTGATTACTATGATGGTGAACTAGTTGCTTTAGACCTACCATTTACAGATGACACTATCAATGAGGCAAAATATAAGGGTAAGGAGGTCGAGCTTAATAAACCCAAAAGAGGTGGTTCTAAGAAGTTTTACGTTTATGTTAGAAAACCTGGGTGTGGCGTTAAAAAAGTATCTTTTGGGGATACGACTGGTTTATCTGTAAAAATAAACGACCCTAAAGCTAGAAAATCCTTTGCTAAAAGACACGACTGTGCCAATAAAAAGGATAAGACTATGGCTGGTTATTGGGCTTGCAGGTTACCAAGATACGCCAGCTTGCTTGGTTTAAAATCTAAGTTTGGTGGATTCTGGTAAACCATATACTGATATTATATTATCGGATATTGCGATACCCGATAATAACGTTATTATTAGAGAATTCGATCAAGACATTAACCCAATTGAACTTAAATGGCATCGGGATGATGAAGATAGGGTTGTTGAAGTTTTAAACGAGACTGATTGGTTTTTTCAATACGATAATCAGTTACCAATACAATTAAAAGAAAATGTCTCGCTAAAAATAGCAAGACACGACTGGCATAGAGTTATAAAGGGGACTGGTAAACTTAGGTTAAGAATAACTAAAAGTTAACCCTACAGGTACCGTAAACGCTTTTAGAATTATCTTCATCATCTAACCACTGAAGACCAGAGTTTGGTCCACCATAGAATATGAAGTTTGAGTTATCATCCATAAATTTTTCTTCACCACCTTCTGGCACAACAATTTCAACGCCCTGTAATTGTATTGGTTGGTCTTTTGTTTCATAATTTAAAACACCCCCGTAATTAAAAACGTATAAAGGTTTGTACTTAGCAAACCTTCTAAACAACTCAACATTAATTTTTCTATCACAACCTATCCTACCGTTAAAAGCATAGCATAACGCTTCGGCTGTTGCCCCATTAACTCGAAAATTATGTACCGATATTATTTCAACTATTGGATTTTCGTAAATCATCTAATAACGTGTCAACATTATGATACAAATTATCTAATGTACCATTATTTATTATTTCGGATGTTATACCTGTAATTGAATCCATTTCTTTTTCGGATGGATGTTCATCCACGGAAATAATGCTAGGTCTTTGTACTTTCCAAACATTACCACCTAATTCTAAAATTGCGTCTGCTTCGTGTTGAAAGCGTACATCGCAAATAACAACGTTTAAATGTTTATTATTTTCATACCATTGTTTAAACCTTTTAACCCAAATTTTTCTACCGATTACTTCAAACTCTGGGATATGTTTTTGGATATCGTATTGAAATAATTCAGTACCCATAACTTGTAGAACCAATCTTGGCGTCACACCCCAGATAGGGTCCACCGTATCTTTACTATCACCGAACACCTGGTCATCGGTAAAACCGAATATTTCCATAGCGCCACGTTTAAGTGGGTTCGCAAAACTATATTTAACAAAACCCTTGTTATTTACTAAGTAATCACCTGTTGTGTCTTTACCTGATCTTTTTTTACCTAATACACCTACTATCATTTTATTTTCTTTTTACAAAAATAATAAAAGATATATAAAAAAACAAATCCCCTTTCGGGGATTTTTTTATTTACTTAAAAATTCATCAATTATCGATTTCTGTATCCTATTTAAATAGTCTTTAGGTTCTTCTTGAACAGGTTGTTGTTCAGTTGGCTGTTCAGTTGTATCTTCCGAATCCTTGTTTTGTATTTTATTTAAGATATCAGTCATATCTTCCTCAGATATTTTAGTCATATCAATTGCAGATACGATTGAATTTATGACGTATTTATAGTCTTTTGACGTTAATTCTTCGCCACCATCTCTCATTTTTTGTGACAATTTACCAGTTAACTTTTGAACCGTCTTTAATATTGGTTCATCAGGATTTTCGGTTTCTTCACCACCATCTTCCACAGGTAACTCTTCAGTTGGCTGGTTTTCAGCGTTGTCCGCAGGTAATTCTTCAGTTGAGTAGTCTGTCGCTAAGTCAGTGTCAGTTGTATCGCTTGTTGTGTCGATACCAGTATCAATCGGTTCCTCTTCAGCAAATTCATCACCCGTATTAACAGAAGAAGCCGAATCCGTCATATCAGATCCAGCTCCTTTAATTTTAAGAACGTATCGCTCAGTTAAGCTTTTTTTTTTAAAACATCGATGTTTTCTTTGTAACCAACATTTTCATTGATTTGTTTGAACATCATATTTAAATGTTTTAAAGCTTCAGCGTATGATCTGTAAGAATGTTCGTGAATATTTTCAACACCAGTTAAGTAGTCGTAAGAATTACCGTTTTTTACTTTAATGTAAACGTGCTTTTCTTCCTGTACAATAGCGTATTCATTACCATTAGAAGCAACAGCTTCATGTAAAACATTAGCTAATTGGCCTACTAGTGGTTTATTTTCATTGATTTTTTCTTTTTCAATGCCAGCAATTTCAAGAATTCTTGCTAATTTTTGATCTGCGTCTTGTATTTTTTCAGAACCTATTGGTCTCATATCGTTTTTCTTTTAAAAAAATAATTATTCTTCTTATAAATATACGGAAATTATTCAAAAATCAATATAACTCATTCTCTAATGATAAAAACTCATCTTTAATGTCTATACCCATATTAGATAACCTATCCATATAACCAGAGCGTCTTAAATATTTAAAAACTAAATTTTCTGTACTATATTCACCAGAATCACTTAGGCCACTTTTTCTGTACGCTCTTATTTTTTCTTTTAGTTTTTTTAGTTTTAAAAGTTTAGCGTCCGTATCCTCTTCCTTTTCAATATCGGACAACTTTTTATTAAACTCTTTAACCTTTTTTATTATGTCAATTTTATTAACCTGAGGTTTTTCCTTTGTCGGTGTTTTTCTCCATTTATTATATAAGACGCTATAGATACCGTCAGAAGCTTCCAATTCTTCGGTGATATCCTGAACATAAACCTCAACGTCAAAGTTTTTAACTTTTATGTTGTGCTTTAAATTATAAATTTCTTTTTTTGCTGTAAAAAATTCATCTGTTAAATCTTGATCCTCATTAAATTTAGATTTATCCACAACCAAATGTAAGTCAACATCAGAATAGTCGGACCAATTATAGTTTGCCAAACTACCCACAAAAAGTATGTCTTCAATCGCAAATGAATCAACCCCAATACTTTCGATAAAATCTTTAGAGACTAAAATCAAATGCTCTCTAACATCTCTATCTAATTTTATGGTTGAGAAATCTTCTGACGTTGGGTTAGACCACACATCAGGGCATAAGGTTTTTTTTGGTATAAAACTATTTAATATCTTGTCCATATCTAATAAATATCACGTTTATTAAATAAAAACTATTTTTATATCAAATAATCTTCTTCGAATTCACTTGAGATGTAATGATCATCAGTTTTTTCGATCCAACCTGTTATGATATATTTCGTTTGGTTTAAACCAGGTGGGTTACCCCTATGTTTATGCGTCCATAGTGCTGGGGCAATTAATAGTGTACCAGTTTCGGGTTTAACTTTTTGGCGGTTAAATTTAAATTCGGTTTCACCACCATCAACATCATTCAGATAATATATAAAAAATAATTCTCTTTTAGCCGTAGAGCCGCCCTCATTTTCATGGTGCCAAGCATAATAACCCTGGTCACCTATATATCTTTGTATTTGCATGTGTGGGTGACCGCAGTTTGTTGCACCAAAACAAGCTTGTGCCGTCCTAACTAAAGCGGATTTCGATGAAAACTCTCCAGTCATTGTTAAAAAATTATTCTGTTCTAAATATTCAACTAAAAAACCTAAAAGATTTTCTCTCAAATAATCATATATCGTTGACCAAACCGAATTATCTAGATTTAGGTGAATCATTAGGTCTGTTGATGATTTAACTTTTTTGTTTGTACCAGCACCACTTATTCCCTCCATTTGGTTACTAGAGGTCTCAAACTCTCTAATAATAAAATCACAAACATCTTTTGTTATCGCATTATTGTATATTTTTACTAAATTGTCCATATTAAAAATTCTTTGTGTGTATTATTTTAAACGAATCTATCTTATCATTAAGTCTCAGTGGTGTGAAATTATCTTGTGTGAAGTCACATAATTCACTTCCTTTAAAATAAACAAATGCTTTTGCTTGATGTCTATCAACAATATCGTTAACATACGATCTAACCGAACTAACAAAATCTTTAAAGTCTAAACCATTATTTTCACAAATAATTAAAATCGGGTTATTAATTAAAGAATTATTATAAGAATATATTAAATCACCCTCATACCAAAATTCTATTCTCCAGCTAGATATGTCATTCATTGGGTAGGCTCCCCATGTCCCGCTGTTTAAGTACATTTCACCAATAAACTCATTATTTTCAAACCACTTAACTAGATAGTTATGATCACCCCTAACATTAACTTTGGCCGCACCATGAAAAGTTATGTTAACCCTAGAGTTATACCTCACATCAATTTCCATATTTAAACTTTTCTGTATGTGTAATTTTTTGAGATGTTTTTATTGAAATATTTTCCCTGACTTTCCGATAAATTTAATTCAGCGAAAATTTCGTGTGGCACATCATCATATTCATAAATCAGGCCGTTATTAAATGTGACCGCTAATTTCTTTGTGTTTGTG